TGGGATGATTTTCACTAAAAACCCTCATCAAGTACAATTAATTAATTCTGAAACTTTATTGCCGTTTTTAGAAAGAACGTTAACTAGAATTGATTTAGAGTTTGAACAAAGAACCCAGTTATTTGATGAACTAAAAGGAGAACAAACTAATGCAGTAAGCGGCGTTGCTATTCAAGCAAGAGCCGTAAATGCTGCAAGAACTCAGAATCCTTTGCATGCAACTTATGAACACATGTTATTTTCTGAAGGGCAATTAGTCCTTGATACAATCAGAGGTATTAAAAACCTACAATATGCGTTTAATTACTACAAAGATAATAAATTTAATCAGGGATATTTAAGTGATGAAATATCAACTATTAATTTTCAAATCTTTTCTGATTTTGCACCAAATTTTGCTACTTCTCATGAAGAAGAAGCTGCTAAATTTGAAGCTTTACTTAGTAGTCCTAACCCAGCATTTATTTTATCTGAGCCATTATTCCTAAAAAAATTAGGTTTTACTGAATCAGATAGTTATGCTTTGAATGAGGCATTTTTAAAAATGATGCAAGGACAGGGTGGGCAAACCGAGGCGCAAGTCCAAGAAGAGATACCAAACAATCAAACAAATACAAAATAAATATATGACTCAAGATTTGAATAAAACGAATATAGATGATGCTTTTGCTAAAATTTTTCTAGGTGAGGCGAAAGTAGAAGATAAAGAGCCACAAGACAAAGAAGTACAAAAAGTAGAGGTCAAAGATGAGCAAGAACAAGAAGTACGAGAAGAACGAGAAGAACGAGAAAGGGGAGAAGAAACATCAAAAGACTCAGAAGTCCAAGAAAAGCAGCAAAAAGAGCTGTTAAAAGCTGATTTAAAGGTTGAATATGAATCACTAAAAAAACAATTAAATGATGCAAAATCTTGGGGGCATAAGAAAAATGCTGCTTATGTTAATGCTAAAAAGAAAATAACTGAGTTTTTATCTAAATTGCAGGAAGATTCGCTTATAAATGAGGATGAAGCAGGTTTAGCATTGAAAGCTTTTGATGAAGCCGCTATAAACGAAGAAGAGCCACTAGCTAATCAAAAAGGCAATTCTTACGCTCAGCTTAAGTCTGATCTTGATAAAGAATTTAATATATTTAAGAAATATAATAAAACTTCGGAATTAGATGAAAAATACCAAGCTTTTTTTGGATTCTTTCCCCTATTACCTCAAGATGAACAAGAAAAGATAGTTACTTACATACAGGAAGAAAGCCCTGAAGTAGTAATTGATCATATAATTACTACTGGCTCTGAAATTTACGAAACAGTTTATAAAGGAGCAACAAAAAGCGGTGGTATTATCCCGTTTATTAAATCTTTACATGCTAAAATAGAAAGGCTTGAAAAGCGTAATAAAGAGCTTGAAAGCGAGGTTGACACAACGGAAGGGATAGTGCATAATAGGTCAATAAATTCTAAAGTTTCGAACCTTGCACACGCTCCAAAGACTAAAAACTTTGCTGATATTTGGCAAAATTAGAAACAATGGCATTTCTTCAAAGGAAGAGAGGCATTTTGTCTGTTAATAATAAAGGCGGTTTATCCTTACCTTTATTTTAACAATAATTTCTCCCTCATAACTTCGCTTTAAAAGATTTCTCCCGTTCTTGGAATTTAATTAATAAAATTTTAGGTTTTAACTTAAAGTTAATATTTTTTAACATTCAAAAAAAAGAAAGGTACTAAAAATGGCGACATTGGATCGTAATAATTTATTTCAAACTCAACTGTTTGAAAAAAATGTATTAATTCCTTATTTACAGGATTATAGAAACGTTACTAACTTTGCCCGCTTTATGGGTGGTAGTGATGCTGTTATTTATAACAAAATGGAAAACAAAGGCGATGGTGATCGTATTGTATTTCCGCTTAGACAAACTTTTGACCCTGCTGTTGCAATTGGTAATGAACAATTAGAGGGTAATGAACAAGAGTTAACTTATGTTAGCGATATGGTAGATGTTGGTAGAATAAGATTTGCAACTTTACTAACTGATGCTCAACTTATGAGTTTACAAACTAAGTTTAATCTTGAATCTGATGTTAGAGCAGACTTATTATCCCAAGCAGATATGCTCAATACAAAAAGGATTCTACAGTCTTTTGCACTTGCTTTTGATGGTGGTGCAGCTGGTATTAGTCCTAGTCTAAATCAACAATTTAATTATTCTGATTTAAGAAGTAGAATACTTGCATCTCGTCTTGATCAAGCAACAGGTGGGGTTTCAAGATCTAGAATATTGATTGGTGATCCAAACCTTGCTGGCGGTAACTCTAGGACTACTTATGCTGATCTTGCTAGTGCATTACTTGTTGCAAACTTCCCAGTAGCTACTAATACAATGAACGTATCACATATACGTCAGTTGTTTAACCAAGCTGCAACAGGTCAAAGTTTAACAATAAGTAATGCTACTTATACAGTAAAAGAATCATCTGTTAGACCTTATAAATATAAAACTCATATGGGCTTCGAAGATAAGCGTTATGTACTCTTTATAGCTCCTGAGACTTATAATAAGCTTGCAGCTGATCCAGTATGGCAAGCACAAATAAGCAGAGGTGTAATTGAGAATCAAGATCAACCATCAATTCTTTATGGTTCTATGTACAAAGGAACTATTGAGGGTGTAATGGTGATTGTAATACCAGAACTTAGCAATTTCCTTATTACTAACGCAGCTGGTAATATTTACGCTTACTCTATGTTCTGTGGTGCTGCTGCTGTTGGTTTTGGTATGGGTCAAACTCCAACCTTTACTTTCAGAAGCTCTACAGACTACGAATTATATAAAGGTCTTGCTCATAATGAGATAAGCGGACTTAAACTACTTAAATATCCATCAAAAGCTAGAGGCGTTAAAGGAAACAATAACAATCTAGTTGAGTATGGTGTAGTTCATTCATTTACCACCATATCTTAAAGAGGTTAATTATGTTTATATTAAATAAATACAATATTACTACTGATGACGCTACTCAGGTTGTTACTGTTGTAAGCAACGTAAATCCAAACGTTGTAACAGGTGTTAGTGGTGATAGCGTTGCCAATGATCAAGTAATTACAATTACTGCTAAAGCCACTTATGTTGATCAGGTTATTAGCAAATTGATTAATCTTACTATTAATGCACCTTTATCAAATTCGGTTAATAGTTATATTACTATTGATTTAACTAAATTAGGTATTAGTGGGACTAGGCCAGTATTAGCCGCCTCTTTACTTGGTGTTTATAATCCATCCTCTATTGAACAAACAGCTTCTGGTGCTACTCCATCATTTATAGGAATGTGGGATAAAACTGCTGCAAACGTTACTTCATTATCAATAGTTAATTCTAAATTAATTTTAAGAATTCCAACAGCAGAAGCGCCTTTGTTTTCAAATAAATCTGCAATGATACAATTGTTTTACAGTACTAACAACGGTGAATAACAAAGCATAAATAAAGGAGGTTTTTACCTCCTTTATATCCTTTTAGAGGTATTATGAACGTAACGGAATTAATAGAACTAACAAACCGCTTAAGTACTGATAAGAGCGAATTAACGCCTAAAGAACGTGCTGCTTATTTGCAATACTTGAATATGGCAAATGATGAACTTTACGAAATAGCTTCTTCTGGGTTAAATTTAATAATTGAGGGGCGAATTTCATATCTTGATTTTGTATCATCTACATTTAAAGATTCCGCTGGTTTCTTATTTCCAGATAATTTATTTAAAATAGATAGTGTATTTATTGATCGTATTCCTTTAAAAAAAGGAAATTATACTAATGCTAATGCTGCGCTTGCTCCTGATGAATATGTTACGCAAAAAAATTATATTTTTTGTAATATAAGCAATTCTGGTTTAAAATATCAGATGGCAATTGATCCAAGAGACAGTATAAATAAAAAATATATAAATGTTTTTTATACTCCTAATCCAAAAAGATTAGTAGAAAATATTAACGACGCAAATCTTGAAACTGATACACCAGTTTATCCGCTGCCTTATCATATATTCTTAGTACATGGAGCTTTATATTACTTTTATTTTAGTAATAAGGTCTTTATGGATAAAATGGCTTATATAAGGAATGTATGGGAAAAAGATAAGGAGACGTTAGCTAAATTTAAAAACTATGGTTTATAATGTTTAATCATCATCCGCAAACTGTAGCAGTTCCATTTCCATTTAAAGGTATTAATACAAATACTAAGGACGATATATCTTACGGCCGGTTTATTCAGAATATATTAGTTAGCGACAATAAAACTGGGGCACTCCGTTATGGCACAGAATTAACAGCTAGCTTTCCTTTTTCTGACACTCTTTTTGCTCGAGAAGTTCTAGCAGTTATGCCGTTCTTAAAAGAGGACGGAACATCTGAAAAACTGGTATATGTGAGTTACCTTGGCCAGTCAGCTATTACTCATGAAAATATTACGATTGTCCAGCATCCAAGTAAAGTTGGTTGGTGTAGAGCAACACTTGTTCTTACAAACTTTCAAGAAGAATATAGAATCTGGTTAAGAAATTCAATTAATGATGGGATACGTGTTTATTTTAAACAGTTAATTGGAGTAGAAACTGAAATTAGTGTTGTAACTTCTACTGACCAATTAATAGTATTTGATTTCCCCGTACTTCGAGCTAATATTACTAATCCATTTAATGTTTTTATTGAAAAAGCATTAATTGCTAGAATTACAGCTAACGGGGCTTACGAAATTATAACTGATCAAGTAGACCCGCTTGTTATCGTTTCATACGTAAACTTTCAAGGGAAATTATTAATTGCTAATGGAGTTGATCCAGTAAAAGTATATGATGGAAATCAGTTATTACCTTTAAAAGCTCCTGTACCTATACCAAACGTTACTCCAATAGTTGTAAATGGTTCTAACCTTACTTTTTCTATTCCTCAAAGTTACCTTGCTACATTACAAGCTGATGTAAAAGTGGGCGATGTCCTTACTTCCGTTAGTGATAATGAAAACAGAGCGGTTACTGTTACTAATCTAGTTTATAATTTACCCGCTAATAATCAAGTTGTAATGACAATAACAGTGAATATTGCACCGCAAGCTAACGTTAAAAAAATATTATACCAAAAACTTTGTCCATCTTTTAGTTATCTAGCTGTTGTTCATAAAAGGCTATGGGCAGTAGCAGAGGGTAGAACTTATAAAGATAAATTCAGATCACCCTTACTTGCAATGAGAGCTTATTACGCTGCTAAAACGGAAAGTATTTATGATTGGTTCAATCCACAAACCAATGAAATTGATTTTATTAACTTGAGTAACAATTCAAGCGTTCCCGATAATCTGGAAGCAATAACCATGTTTGAGGGAAGAACCCTGTTTTTAGGAAGAGAAACAACGCAGGTTTTTATTGGAGAAGACCCAACAACTAATAATGATGGACAGAATATTACGTTGCCAGATTTTCAATGGGAACAAACTTTGCCAGTAGGGGTAATTCAGCAAACTTTATTTGTAGAAGTCCCGAATAACCTTATATTTTTATCCAAGTACGGGATTGTTTCTCTAACTTCAGTAAGTGAATATTTACAGAGAAAACTGCAAGTATCCTATCAGTTTTCAACTCCGATTGATCATTATGTCAATAGTCAGCTTAGTTTTATAGAGACTGATAGAGACTTTAGAAGTATGAGAGCCTTTTTATATCCTTATGGGCGGTTCTTAGGTTTTAGAATAAAATATAGCTGTTTTATTTATCAATTAAACAGTGAGGGTGCATGGGTTGTATTTAGTGAAAACTTTGCTGAAAGTTCAAGTCTTTTATATGATTCTACCACCCAAAATTTATACCTTGGAATGCCACAAGGAGAATTGCTGGTTTATTCCGACAAAGTAGGCAAACAATCATATCTTGAATATGGCAAAGGTTATATGTCATGGTTTATTGCTTATAATTGGACTTTTTTTGAAAGCACATGGGCCAATACCGATGTTTATATTGATAGTAAAACTCTAGAACCAATTACTATTCTAGTTAGAGTATATCTTGATCAAGATGAGACTCAAAGTATCAATGAGCAATTAACTATACAAAAGCAAGGAATATTATATGACGTTTCCCCTTTTGGATTAAAACCTTATCCTTTAAATGAAACATTTTTTACTCATGAAATAATTAGATTTACTGCTGATTCTTTAATGATTGAACTATCAGGCACTAGTAATGATTTATTTGTTTTCAATAAACTATTTTTAGCAGGAGGAGCTAATTAATGGCATTAAATCCTTTAATTATTAATAAAAATTATTTTAGCGGGGTGCAAGCTAGAGGCGATTTTATAAAAGCTGGAGATATAGATAGACAATTTGTTACTATTAGCAGTTATATTAATAAATTTATAGTTTCAACATTAAATCAGTTAGTCTCAAGTCAAATTCCCGGTTCTAATAATCCAGTAGACGCTAATAAAAATCTTATTAACGTAGGAGATGGAACTACCAAATGGGATTTTCCAAAAGCTGAATATATACCAGATTATTCATTACCTCTTGCTAAATTAGTACAAGCAAATGCAGGATCAATACTTGCTACCGATAATAATCAGATATTTAGAATAATAACTCCATCATCTGCTGGTCTTGCATTGACAGCAAGAGTTCAAAATACTCCTATCTGGAAAAAAATAGTAGGTAATGACTCAATTAGTAATAGAGTAATAACTAGTGAAAAAATCGCTTTAGAAGGTCTTAGGTCTGAAAATTTTGCTGTAAGTTTTGAGAGATCATTTATTAGAACAATTATTAGAAATCAGTTAATTGCTAGTAATACGATACCAGGCAGTAAAATAGCTAATGGTGCAATAACTACTAATGTATTAAGTCAGTCAATGTGGAATTTATTATGTGGAATAAATAATACACAAGTTGCTTTAGGAGGAAATACTGCTCCTAATAATTTTATCACCAGTCATAAATATATAAATCATTATCCCGGGGTGGCCTCTCCTGTTGACCATACAAAAATAGTGCCTAATTTTAAAATTCCAGCTAATTTATATTGCGCAACGGAAGGATACAAGGCGTTTAATGTGGGTAATATTGCTGCTTATGCTATTACTAGTAGAAATATTGCAAATGGTAGTTTAAATGGACAACGTTTACGTAGTTGTCCTAATGGTAAATGGAACGATCAAAGAACTGTTAGACCAATATCACAATTATTAGCTGATGGTTGTATAGGAGTTGAGAATATACCTGTTAGTTGGAGACAAAAATTAGGATTGTAGTATGAGTATAGATCAATTTACAAGAGATGCAGCGTATTTTCAAACCGTGCGGGATAGAAGCATGATGATAAATGCTGAGGATTTGGATTTTCAATTTAATAATTTAGTTGATTATTTAAATACTAAAATAGTTCCTATAATTAATACATTTATACAAGCTGAATTTATAGGAGTAAATAATGCCGCTCTTGCTGGAGCATGTTTACTTAATATAGGTGATGGTAATGTTAAATGGGATAAAATCAATGCTAATATTTTCCCTGATTATTCTATTGCAACAGCAAAATTTACGCCTGTTACTCCTTTTAGTATTATAGCGACTACTCAAAATAGAAATTGGACATCTTTACCATCTAATTTAAATGATAGTATATTATTTTCTAGAAATGCACGATCACCTGTTTGGCGTAAAGTAACTACTGGCGATATTGCAGATAAAACTTTAATAGGAGGACATATAGCCTTAGGAGCAATTAAAATTGAACATTTAGGAGCAGGTTTAAGAGAAGCATTATTTGCAGCACCTAGAGTAATATTAAATGAAGCTATTGCAGAAGCGCAAATTACAGAGGCAAATTTACAGGATAATAGTATAACAGCTGAGAAGTTTGGACAACAAATACTTACGCAAAGACAATATAGTATAACTGCATGGAATTTTGCGTGGCGTGCTGATTCTATCGAAAATAGACATATAGCTGATGGAACATTAATTGGAGGACGAGGTCTTGATAGTGTGCCAACTGCAAATGGTTCTACATATATGTGTTTACAAACACGTTATTCTGCTGCGGGTACTGATGATAATGCTAATTATACATTTACCCCTGATAATATTATAGATGAATCAATAACAGATACTTTAATTGGTCCTACTCCTGGATGGGATTTTGATACAAGATTATTAACTGAATATCAGTTTGAAAATGGGGCAATAGAGCCAAAACATATAGCAAATAGTAGTGTATGGCTTGCTGGTATTCATTCAAGCAATGATTTTAATAATAGAATACCAGCATCAGCACTTGACCCAGTAATTAGAGCAAAACTTGGGGTATAAATGATTGATATATTAAACCGCAATTTATCTTTTTTTAGACTTCTACGTAATGATAAAAGAACAATTGAATCTATTGATCTTGATAGCGGGTTTGCTTCGATAATAGATTATTTAAATGATGTAATAGTACCAGCTGTTAATGATATGCAAGCTGGGGCATTGCCCGGAATTAATGGGAGCCCTGATTATTTTTTAACTAATGTTGGTGATGGTTCTGTTACCTGGAATACTTTGAATAATGTAATCATAGATCATACAATTGCTACAACTAAAATAGAAAAAGCGGTTTATAATGGAGCTGCTTTAATTTCCAATAATGTTGGACATTTAAATATAGTTGCCCCAACTAATGCCAATATGGTACTTACTTATAGAAATAACAATACACCAATATACAAATTTATAACTACCGAGAATATTGAAGATAGAGCTATTACTTATGCTGATATTGCCGATAAATCAATTATTAAAGAACATTTACATCAGGAAATAGTAGATATAATAGACGCCGCAGTGCCTAATGAAATGGTAGCAGATGTATTAAATATTACTGGTAATAATTTTAATGATGGATCTATTACAACAGATAAATTTGTTCCAAATACCATTACTACATTTAATAAAATAGGTATAATTCCCAATACTTTGCCAGCATTTCCTCAAAATGAAAGTTTATACTTCTCAAAAATTATTTTACGGCGGCATATAAAAAATGGAACTATAACTCCTAATAAAATAAAAGCTGGTACTATTGGTTCATTGCATTTTAACAAAGTGCAATGTATTACAAAAAATAAATTGGCAGCTGGAGTTATAAATGATACATATCTCCGACTAAAACCTGCGCAAGAATATGCTTATTTGGCACTGGAATCTGAAAAAAGAACATTCCCGTTTACATCAAGGATGTTAGCTCCAGATTTTCGTGTGCAAAGACAGCATTTAGTTGTAGCTAGTAGTGATCCTTATAATGTTATAGGTTCACATCCTGTAGGAGCTAGGGATTTTGAGTATAAGGTAACCGCAGCATTAAGAAGATTTGGAATTACATAAGATGAAAGTGATTAGAACCAACCTAAATTTATGCGAAGAGGCTATATTTAACTTAAGCATTAAAAAGGGTAGGGAGTTAGTAGGCAACTTGACTGTATATGAACACCCACAGGACAGGGTAGGGGGACAAGTACATATAGAAATACTCCCTAAATGGCGTAATCGCTGGGTTAGTAGAAAACTTAGGGATGATTTGATGGACAAGTTAATATCTGTAGCCAAAGGATTTAGATTAAAGGTTTTATATAGTACTGCGTTTACTGACGTAAGCCCTAGACTTCTTGAGTTTGCGGGGTTTAGCGAGTATAATATTAGAGAACCGAAAACATATTATTATTTAATGATTGATGGAGTATAAAATATGGGTGGAGTAAGGAAATGGTTTAGACCTAAACAACCGCCGCCGCCGATTAGGGAATTATCAGCATCGGAGTCAATAGCTAGTAAATACGCGCCTATTAACTTCGTAAGCATTATGGATGGCTTAATGGGTGATAAGCTAGATGTTGTTAGAGGGGTAGACGGCAAAATTAGCATGAATTTTACAAATCCGAATGGAAGAACTAGCAGAATGTCCCCAGAGCGCAATATTGATGAAAGAGCAGTAGAGGTAATAGCTTTAAGTTCAGCTATGACAAGACTTGGTAATGCTATTGAAGAAATGGAGAGAACAAGTCCATATTTGATTCCTCAAAATCAGGAATTGATTAATAGTTACAGAACAGCTGTTAGTAGTGCATTAGACCGAGGTTTTGATTTTAAGCAGCAAGCTATAGATACAAAACTTAGTAAAATGGGTCTAACTAATAGTTCAACAGCTCTTGGCGTTCAAGTAGCTTTAGCTCGTGAGAGAGCAAATGCTATGGCAGAAGCAGAGCTAAAACAAGCTGAACTTGCGCAAGGATTAAAACAGCAGGCTATTGGTAATCTAACAAATAGAGGTAAATTATTAGAAAGTCAGGCTAATACTGAACTTGCTAGATTTGGTACTGAAACTGGGAATCAAATGCAGCTAAGAGGTCAGGACATTCAAAAAGAAATAGCATTATCAACCTTAGATCAAGACAGACAGAAGTTTTTAGTTGCTGCTGGTCTTGATGCTTTAAATACTGGTAATCAACAATCAATTAATGCTGGAGCTGTTGATGCTAACCGAGTTGCGGGCTTAAATAATGCGCAGTATCAAAGATATAGCATGACTAGCAACCCAATGAGAGAAATGTTAGGTGCGTTTACTAGCGCTGGCGCAGGAGCATTAGGAACGGGTATCGCTAATAAATTTCTAGGAATAGAAGAGAAAAAACCTAAGTAAATAACATTGCGAGGAATAATGAAGTCAACAGGATATAAAGAATCTTTAAATCAATATCAGGATTTGGTAAATCAACCAACTTTTGCGGATTACTTGGGTAATGCTTTCTCTAAAGTAGGGAGTCAACCAGCTATGGGAGAAGCGCAAAGAATGTCTAATGCAATGCTTTCTGGTATGGGAGCTGGTATTAGCGGGGCAGCAGCAGAGGAGCGGAGGCAAAAGTTATCACCGATGCTTGAGCAAGCTGGGCGTATTACCGCAAAAGCAGCTGAACTTGAAGCGCAAATGCAAGAATCAGAACAAAATAGATTAAAAATAACTCAATTCATGAAACAATCTGCCGTTCCTATTGCTCAGTTATCGCAGGCTTCTTTAGCTGGCGATAGACCAGCAAGTAATGAACTCGCTAAGGGAATATACCTAAATTTCAAACAGGGAGCAGAAGACCCTACTATGGGGGATTT